GTGCTGATATGGCTTTTGAAATTGCCACCAACTTTGTCCTTTCCATGACGCGTAAAAACTGCAAAGAAATCCGAGACCTCAAAAATATGGTCCGGGACCAATGCAATATTACTCTTGATAAAGAAAGCGTCAACGAAACGCGGCTGACCATTCACATAATACTCCATACAACAGAGGTTATTTTCAACCATCTTTTGAAGTTCATGAGAAGTAGTGGTAGCCGCAGCTCTGGATGTCGGGATGGGCTCAATAACATACTGTGCCCAAGGATTCTTTTCCTCATTTCTCTCCTCCAGTTCTTCAACACTGGTAGGATTGAGATTTCCCTGAGGAGTCGGCAGAACCTTCATATGCTTCCAAATCTGGGCCAAAGCCCAGAAGGTTGCAAGGACTGCACTCGCCTGTAACAGAACTTTGAGATATTTATCTCGAAAGATTCGGAAAACTTCAGGCATAACTCCGTTCCTGTGAATAACTTCCTCCACTACCTGATCGCGAATAACCTTCACGATATAGGAGTAAAGAAAACACAAGAGTAATCCCACACCAAAAGATAGTGAGATGCTCAGGAAGGGTAAAGTCAACATCCAAAGAACGATACAAAGATAAGATAATGATCTAATCTGATCTCGTATCTCTCCACTGCATTGATCAAGGATCAACTTCCTCATAAAGGTCGTTGTGATCCACGCAGTGGGAACCCAGTTCGTCCATACAGCATACGGGCTGGATTCAAGCCACTCAATAGTACTGAGTAGCAAATTGTTCGCACTATTTTCCAGTACGAACTCGAGATGGGTACGCAAGTGAGTAACTCGCTCGATGTATCTCCATCCCAACGTGGTTACAGTCTGTGCGATAACAGTTCCAAACTGCTTTTCGCACGGGCAACCACAAATGTCTCCGGGACGTCCACATTCTCCACAGTATTTCATGTGATCAGTCATCTTGTTGGCGACTGCCACAAATCTTTTCTGTGAAGCAAAATATTTCTTGGACATGTCCTGAAGGAAAGGAATAACGGTCTTGATAGACACTTTTTCGAGTGTAATATCCTTACCATCCATACGATATACCACGGGAACGTATCGAACTTCATCTTTACGTCCTCCTTCACCAGGGACTCTCTCAACAACCTCGACAGTGATACTCCAAACATCAATTAATGCTGGAATTTCATCTAATCCAAGTTTATTGAGATAATAATCCTCGACCTTCGATGAAGACAACATACCAGTATCTGCGAATTCTGGCTTCACTTCCACTGTAATAGTGTAGTGAGCTCGTCGCATAATGGAAGCTGGTTCATTCGAATAGGTGTGTGCACCCATAGTTTTGTCATTTGTTGTGACAACAACCATGCGAGGTGCAATGGCAATCTTTCCTTTCTCAGCAAGGTCAGCCTTGTCAGCATACTGGGGCGTGTTGTTGCAGAATTCAATCAAACGATCTGTAGGAGCTTTTTCCACAAAATTGTAGTTAGTATTTCCTAGATCATCAAAAACAACTGCATTTGTATGCGCCTTGTATGTTGACAAGTACTTGTCCGTCTCTTTCACTGTCACG